GTGGTTTGTTTATTACGACGGGAAAAGGAATGAATAAAAAAAAAAGAAAAACAAGAATAAGAAAAAAGAAAAAATACGTTTTAACTCCTAAACAGATGCAATTTGTGGCAGATTATACAGATATAAACTCCCCTACATATAATAACGGTACTAAGTCTTATATGAAGAATTATAATAGTCATTCAGTAAACGGCGCTGCTTCCGCTGCTTCTATTCTGGTGAGAAGCCCCAAGATACAGAGTGCTATTCAGGAGATTATGGAGAAAAATCAGTTTGGGGTACAGGACCGTATCGCCCTACTCGCCGACATCGCCAAGGGAAGGCGTCTCCGGAAGTCTACCACAGTAGAGAGAGACAAGGACGGAAAGAAAACCCGGGAGTATGAGCATGAAATAGAGCCAAGTGCTACGGAAATTGGGAAAGTAATCGATATAGCAAATAAGATGGACGGAACTTATGCACAGGCTGACGCGGTTGCAGACTTGGCAAAGGACGAGTTTAAAGATATGCGAAAAAAGCTGTTTAAAGACGCTGAGGTAATAAAATGAGTATAGATACTAATAAGGGTAATAAGATTGATTGTAGCCCCCTTCACGTTAAATCTGAGGCATATTTCAAAGGGGTGGGAGATGATAAATTAAGCAAAGATAATATGTATAGATTAGTGAATAGATATATAATGATACAGTTTTATAGTTATGTTGCAAGATTTCGTTTAAGTAAAAATAAGCTTATAGCTACGGAGTAGAGTGGAAACCGGAACAGGGGTGGGGCTAAGGGGGGTTGCGCGTGTAGAGAGTTACCCCTGAAAGATCCCGAAGTAATTTTACAAAAGGGGTTGACAAATTACATAAGGTAGTATACTATTTCATACAGTATTGTATGATAAAAGATACAGGAGGTAAGACGATGGAAAAGATGGAAGCGTTAGTCCATTCGATATGGAGTCGGTGGATGAAAAAGCTATTATCCGGATGTGGGTCTGGAGACTATCCCGGGGATTTAGTTATCCCGGTAAGTTATGTAGAAGAGATAGCGAGACAAATGAATACTAATTATTATGAGCTTGACCATGGGGAAGACAAAGAGCATATAGACGAATGCCGGAAAATAGCTGAGGATATATGTGAAGTAATCGGGGAGGAACTATGAAAAGTAAAAAGATAATGAAATTTAAATCTTTCAAGTTAAGGTTCAGGCGATATGGGTTTCAGTTTTTAAGACAGATAGTACATGGGAAACAGACACCCTGGGGATATGTGGTTTTAAAAAGTCATTACAGGAAAAGAAAAAAGGAATTATTTTGCGAGAAGAAAACAAGAATAGTCCGGATATTTCTTCTTGTGATTGTATTAGAAACGATTCATGAAGGTAGGTGGAGAGCTATTTATAAACTGAATAAACCTTTGATAAAGTACAGGAGAGAACAAAGAAGAAAATATGCATAGAATAAATATTTATAAAAAAAATGTATTCTTATTTATTCTTTTCTCTTCTATTCTCTTCTCTTCTGTCCTGATCCCCTCATGATATGTCATGATATGTCAGGAGAAAATAAATGTACGGCTTAATAAACACTATACATGAAAAACATAAGTTTTCTGAATGTGTTGAACTTGCTAAAGAGTTTTATTCCGGGAAGAAAGTTTTGGAAGAGACCATACAGGACAAGGCTACATGGTATTATTTAAGATATAAGGCACAGACTGATTTATTTTTTCTTGGTTATCATATTTTAGACTGGAAGACTCCGAAAAAAAATAAGACATTTAAACGTCGTAAAAACGGGATGAAGAGAATTGATATAAAATTTCATCGATGGCTTGCTAATTTCCTTCAAATAGATGATGACCTGTTATGTTTGGTTCCGCGTGATCATTTAAAATCGACATGGTTAAAATTGGATCTTGTTAGACAGATATTAAATAATTCTTATGTAAGAATAGGATTATTTAGTGTGTCCGCGGGACTTGGAAGAGATCAGTTAAAAGATATTAAAAATACTCTTATGAATCCCATGCTGAGAAGACTTTTTCCGGATATATTACCTCCGAGAGATAAATGGGAAAAAGATGACCGAGACACCTTAACTATTTTAAGACCGGATAAAAATCTTATATTACAAGGACCACAGATTACAGTAAGAGGTACCGGTGGTACTATTACCGGACATCATGTTGACATAGCTTATCTTGATGACATTATAGATCCTTCGACGGTAACTACCCCGGAACAAATGAAAAAGAGTGAAGACTGGTGGGCTTATATTCAGTCGGTGGTTGAGAATTCAGGAATAATAAAAGTTGTCGGGACTCATTATCATTATAACGATTTATATTCGTTGATGATAAAGAATAAGCATTTTGATAAAAAAAGAATTGTCCGGAGGCCGGCTATAGAAAATGGAAAAGTTATTTATTCAAGCTGGTATACAAAGAAAGATTTGGGACAGATTCGACTTCGTAATTCAAGTTATATTTTTTCCTGTCAGTATATGCTTAATCCTATTCCGAAAGAAGATCAGATATTTCCTCCACCACAACCGACTTTTATACCTCCTATTCCTAAAGATGAGAAAGGATATAAATATTATATCACACTTGATCCGGCAGCAACGATAAAAAGTTATTCAGATGAAACAGGAATGATTATTGCTGCGGTTAATCATCTTAAACAGATATGGATAGTGGAAGCCATAGGGATGAAAAAAAAGGGGAATGAGATTGCGGATATATTGATTAAAAAATGCGTGCAGTATAAACCTGAGAAAGTCGGAATTGAGTTCGGGTTACAGACCGCACTGCAATATATAATTGAACAGCGGAAGGATGCCTATCAGATTCAGAATCAAATTGAAGTTCCGTTATATATTGAACCTATCCAAGTGTCTAATAAAATGAGTAAGGGTGCGCGGGTTAATCATACTCTCGGGGCGTTTATTCGTGCCAGAACGGTTTTTATTTCCGAATATTGCCGGGAACTTCTTGCAGAGATGGAACATTTTACCGGTAAGGGAAAAGAAAAAGATAATCTTGTAGATGCAGCAAGTATGTTGTTTCAGTTGATTGATGGGTTTTCTTTCAGATATTTTAAACCGAAAAATTTTGGTCCTGAAACTTATGGGGAAATGTTTGACCGACTTTTTAAAGAACAGGAAAAAGGATATTCATGGAGAAAGGAGTTTATAGCCTAATGCCTTTTATAGATTTTGTATGTGATAACTGCGGAGAGAAGGTAAATGATCTTTATTTTAAAATCAGTTCTGATAAAAAGGCTGATTGTCCCAAATGCGGTAATTCCATGCGGAGATTGTTCTCTCCCACACCTTTTAATTTTACTTTTAAAGCAGGATGGGATGCCGGGCTTGGAGAGTATGTTACTTCCAAGAAAGAGAGAGCAAGGTTTATGCGAGAGAAAGGATTAAGTTTTCGTGATTGAGATTAAGAAATTAAGAACAATAGTTAATAAAGCCTTTGATTCGGATAAAAATAAAAATAACAGAAAAAGAATGAACCGATATTTAAAATATTTTACTGGGCAATTTTGGGCTGATATGGAGAAGAAAAGCCAATGGGAATCCGGAATATTTATAAATCTGATATTCTCTACGATAATGACAATTGGCCCGATTCTTACTGACAATAAACCGATATGGGGATTGCGGGCAAGAAAACCTTTTTTCCAGAAGTATCTTGAAGTTTATAAGGATGCTGGGGACTGCCTGTGGGATATAGAAGAAATGGATATGAAACTTTTTGATATATGTCTATGTTCTTTGATTATGAAGATAGGATATTTTAAAGTGTTTTTTGATCCGGATAGGGAAGATGGAAAAGGGGAAGTGACTATCTCATTAGTGGACCCGCGGGAATTTGTAATGTGTCCCGGGTATACAGATCCATGGGATGCTCCCTGGTGTGGGGAAAAAATGCTCAAGCCTTTGGATTGGATTCGCAGAACATTCCCGGAAAAAGGGAAAGAAGTAAAACCTGAAAATTATCAGGATGATGATAATAAGCTTAATATTGATGAAGCGGAAGATTATGAGCTTACAGATCAGTTTGCCATGATTTATCATATCTGGATAAAAGATGATACTGCCATGACTTATCTTAAAACAATGGCAGATCCGGAGACCAAAGAAATAAAAAAGAAAAAGGTAAAAGAAAAAAGCAGTTCTGGATCCTGGATAATTACATTTGCTGATAATATGGATGAGCCTCTTGAGGTAAAACCGTATGAATATAATCACAAAAAGGCTCCCTATGTTCCTCTCTACGACTACAAGGTCCCGTTTAGGCATATGGGAATGGGAGAAGTTGACCAGCTTGAAACACTTAATCTCGAATATAATTTGATTGCGAAAAAAATAGCAAAGCATGTAAAAATGTATGCAGACCCAAACTGGATAGTGGATGCGGCGAGTGGAATTGATCCTGAGCTCTTTAAAAAAGAACTTGCGGGCGGTGGTAATGTCTACACCAAACTACAGGGGTCTGATGATCCCAAACAGGCACAGATAGCGGTGTTTAATCCCCTGGGATTGCAGTTTTTTCAGAGTATTCCTGCTGCGGTAGAGGAGGTGTCGGGTGTAACAGAGACTTCAAAGGGCATGAGCGCAAAGAAGCAGAGACAATCTGCTCATGAAATAAGTGCTTTGCTTGAGACGTCTTATACCAGAACAAGGCAAAGAGTAAGGAATCTTGAATGGACGATTAAAAGAGTATATCAGCTTGTTATCGAAATAATGCAGGAATATTATACCGAGACAAGAACGTTTGGAAGAACGACGGAGGAAGGACACGAATGGTTTAATGTAAGCAATAATAAAGAGTTTGCGTTGAAGATGAATGAACCGCAGCCCCCGGAACAAGGTATGGGACAAAAAGATCAGACAGAAATAGATCAGGATAATAAAAATTATGAACAGGCTCAGAAAGATTATGGAGCTTTGGTCGAATATCTTACTGACGAGAATTCCGTATACGCGAAGTTTGATATTATAATCGAGACAAATAGTACTTTGCCATTAGACAAACAGTCACTTGCGAATCTTTGTCTACAGTTGGCTGAAATACAATTGACTCCTAATTCGGCGATTGATCTTGAAACACTTCTTGAAGTGCTTCAATTTCCACATAAAGATAAGGTTTTAAAAAGATTAAAAGCTGTACAGCAACAAATGGTGCAGCAACAGCAAGGAGGTAAATAATGCCATTACCAGAACCTATGGAACAAAATAAATCTATATTTAATCCGGCGGACATGGCTGCTATGAAACAGTCGGGTCAGTTTTCACAGAATATGACTGTTCGTCAGGCCATGGAGAAGCTCGGAATTGATGTAGACGGACCGGTAGCGCAATTAACGGAGTTTGCAAAGAAACAGGTAGAAAATGCAAACCCGTTGAATAAAATGAAAAATATAGCTCAAGGTGGCGGTGCTCCACCGCCGGGAGGTCCTCCGCCAGGAGACCTCGGTGGGAATCCGCCACCTACACCCCCCCCTGCACAGGGACAGGGGTTGGAAGGGCTGTTAAGGAGGTAATATGTTTGATTTTAAAACCCCCTTTGATGGTATGCATTTGCAGTGGTTTGCAGATGGTGGAGGACAAGGTGTAATACCAGAAGAACCGTCAGGACAAGGAGATGAACCCCCTGAGGAGTATTTTTATGAATTTGAGACTCCGGACGGAGAAGAAGTTCACAAGTTTTCTTCCCCTGATGATGTCGGGAATTTTATGAGAGAACATTTTCTCAGACATAGTGATTATACAAGGAAAACTCAGGAAGTGGCTGAACAAAGAAGGCAGCAGGAGTTGTTGAGAGAACAGTTTGAGAATGACCGGAAACAATTCCATTCACAGAGAGATGAATGGAATTCAAGATCTGAACAGCTTAAAAAATATGATGATTTTCTTAAAAAGAATCCTCATGTTGAACAAAAGCTTAAAGAACAGCTCGGAGAACTTACGGATGATGATCTGGAAAGAAAAATGGAGACTTTATTTCAACAGAAATACGGAAAAGAACTCGAGGCTATGAAAGCCAGGGAACGGCAGGAACAATTAAGACAACAACGTGAAGCTGCTGAAAAAAATCTTGCCGGAAAATATAAAGATTTTAATGTCGATGTTGTAAATAAAGCATATGAAGCTCTCCAACAGGGGGATTTAACAACCCTGATGGAAGTGCTTTACTTTTCAGAGATAGGAAGAAAGTCAATTCCAGAGTTGGAACAAAAAATTCTCGAAGATCAGGCCAAGAAGAAACAGGCAGGACTGATAACCTCCAGCGGAGCGAAAGGAACTCCTTCGTCACAAAACGCTTCTACGTTGGAAGAAGCTAAACTAAATGCTTATAAGGAGTTCGGTTTAACTTAAACAGGAGGTAACATATGGCTTTTACAGTCACGGAAGTCAACACGGTATCGGATAAACATTTCGATAAGGTGTTGAAACAACAGTGTTATGACAATAGTGCTTTTTATCAGAAGGCTAAAAAGATGAAACAGGTTGTCCCGGGTGGTACTAAGATAACATGGCCTATCAGATATGATCAGCTCGGAAGTGCCGATGCAGTAAGTTCTACTGATAGAATCATCTTTGAGAGAAAAGCAACCAGAACCCAGTGTTTTCTTGAATGGAAATATTATTCAGGGAATACAATGATGGGTTGGGATGAAAAAATCAAGAATTCTGGTAAAGCAGCAATTGTCGATTTAATCGCGGATAAAACGGAAGAGCTTAAACAGGATTTGGATCATCGTTTTGCAACAGATTTGTATACGACTAATCCGAATGGCAGTGGATTTTCTTCTCTTGCAACAATAGTTGATAGCGAAGATACTTATGCAGGAGTGGCGGTAAGCGACGCTTCCGCATGGGCTGCTATAGAAGATTCAACCACAACAGAACTTATTATATATGGAGGTCCGACCACTCTTGCCGGAATGATAGGACAGGCAACTTATGGGAAAAACAGACCCAATTTTCATCTTACCACAAAACTTTTAAGGGACAAATTTGAATCCAAACTTGAACCGAAACAAAGATATACGTCGGATGAAATGGCAAGTCTCGGATTTGAAGATACTATCAGTTTCCATGGTGCCCCGGTAATAGGAGATGCTTATTGTACGGCTAATACCTGGTACGGACTTGACATGAAAGTGTTCTCTGTGGTCTATCATCCATCTGCCAATTTTAAGGCAACTCCGTGGAAGGAAATGTTCCAGGCGGGATTCCCGCATCACCTTGCGAAAGAGATTTCCTGGGTTGGAAACATTAAATGTAAAATGAGACGTTGTAATTTCAAATACACGGCTCTTGATTCGACGCTTTAAGGAGGTGGTTATGAGTTTATTTAACAGAGCAGGAAATCAACTTTATGTTCCTTTTCAGTTCAGATATGATGAAGATGGTACCGTGTGGGTGAAAGCTCAGTGTCATGATGATCTTACCGCTTTGACTCCTTATGCCCTTGTGGTGAATGAATATGGATGGATTACCGGTGATTTGCCGACATCAGGATATTATATCTATGTTGTTGTTCCGCCATATGCCATGAGTTCTGGAGATGAAGACTGGATACAGGTTGGAGGATATGTAGCATCTATGGTTACTGCATCGTTGTCTGTATCAGTAGGACATGGGTTGACAGTTAATACAGGCGCTATTGCAGATATAGGGGCTGATTATACAGGAGCAGCAGGAGAGTTTGCGGTTTGTACGACAGAAAGTACAACCTCAACGACTCAGAATGTAGTATTAGTACCAGAACGTATTATTACAATTTAAGGAGGGCAATATGATAACGAAAGCTAACGCCAATTTGCTTGACATGGGATGTCCTATGTTATCAAGGGCAAAATTAGGCACAAAACTTTTAGAACTACAAGCTCCTTATATTGGACAACGAAGTATTTTCGTTGATGCTACAAACGGATCAGATACTACCGGAACAGGGGATTGGGGCAGACCATATGCTTCAATTCAGGCAGCAATTACAGATGCCCGTGGTGGTGGAGCCGGAGATATAGATTATGATGATAAAAGTCAATTAACTTTTATTTATATTCTACCCGGACATTACAATCTTACAACTTATATTTCTTTATCTGGATATAATATGTGGCTTATTGGGCTTGGTACTCCCGGCGGAGATTGGGGAGTAACTATAAATTATGACAGAGGTCATGATGCAACTCCATCCACAATAGTATGGAGCGGATCAGGTAATGTGTTATATAATTTATTCATTAAAGGAGCTGGTGCTTACCCGATAGTTTATAATGCAGCGGGAGATAATAATTATATCATCAATTGTATGCTCGAAGGTGACGGATCTAACAATACCTATGGAATACAGATGGATAATATGGAAAGTTCGAGAATTATTGGAAACACAATATGGAATGTAGAAACAGGAGGAATATATATTCCTGGTGGGGCGGATAAATATATGATAAATAGTCGTATTGAAGATAATCTTATTCGCGTTGCGACTGCCGGAGGTAAGGGAATTTTTGTCCATGGTAATGCTACTGCTTATAATAGTTTAATTGCCCGTAATAATATTGACGTCGAAGGAGCAGGAGCAACAGGCAAAGGAATTGATGTTGACTCAACAGGGAATGTTATTGTGAAAGAGAATGCCATTGTTATTGAAACAGGAGCTACAGCAATTGAACATGCAGGACATGGTATTCTTCATAATTGGGTATCTACTAATGGTACGGTAACAGATCCTTTTGATGATGATTAAGGAGTAATATATGAAACATAAAATTTCATGGGAAGAAGAGAAAAGAATAATGGACGAACAATTAGCTAAAGCTAAGCCGAAAGCTAAAGCTAAGCCGAAAGCTAAAGCTAAGCGAAAGCTAAAGAATAAGCCGAAAGCTAAAGAATAAAATAGAAGGGGGAGGGATAACTCTTCCCCTCTTTATAAGGAGGTTTCTATGGCTTTTCATCAGTTGGATGGACATATAGATGGAAACGACAAAAAATATCTTTTAAACTTAGAAGGTATTCAGGGAGTGGAATATAAAGAAGGAGACACCTATATAGTTATAAATTTTGAAAAAGGAAATATGTATTGCAGTTGCGCTGATGCAACATCGGCAGAGCAGCATAATTCAATCAGTTAAGAACTGCATTAGCAGCATTATAAGGAGGTTAAAATGTTAGCAGGAATACATGTACAAGGAACGGCAGCGCAAACCGGAGAGGGATCAAATACTGTTCTCGCAGCAGCAGGGGCAGCAAACAGATATCATATAGACAGGGTGCTTATCAGTATAAATACTCATCAAGATACAGGTCTTGTCTCTGTCTCGGATGGGGCTACTGTTTTTGTTCCATCTTTTCTTGCGAAAGATGATAACGGATCTTTATTTTGTATAGATTTTGGTCCGTATGGTTGGGTAAGTGAATTAAATGCAACAATTTCTATTGTGGTTGAAGTTGCTGCCGTTGGATGTGCTTGCACGGTAATAGGGAGGCGTGTTGAAGGATGATGATAGGTTATCATCAGCAGAAAACAGAACATGTTTATGATGAAGGAACAACAGATATATATGCAGCAGCAGGAACAGGATGCAGATATCATATCGATAAAGTAAATATATCACATTTTACTATTGGTGCTCCTGTTCTTATATCTATGACTGATGGTACAACAGTGTTCATCCCGACGTTTTATGCAAGTGATGATAACTGGATGATCTGGAAAATAGATTTTGGTCCGTACGGTTGGGTAAGTGAATTGGATGCAGCAATAACCCTTGTAGTTACAGAACCTACAGGGAAATTTATTGCATCTTGTGTTACTTATGCAACCGTAATTGGAAGAAAAGTAATGAGTTAGGAGGTTTTATGGTAAAGAAACGGGGAAATAAATACGTGACAGTTCATTGTCATGGAAAGAATAAAGGAAAAGTTATAGCTTCTTTTGACACCAAAGAAGAAGCCATGGCACAACACAGGGCAATAGAGGCAAATAAAAAACGAAGAAAGAATAAATAATGACACTGGAAGATTGTATTACAAAAGCAAGGCAGTTATCGCGAACCAGTACATCCGGGCTAAGTGACAGGGCAGCGGTAAAACATGTAAACGATGCTCAGAAATCATTTGCTAAAGATGTTCATGGGCTAACAAAAGAGACTTATTTGTCTTTATCTCCGCGGTTTGATATACAGACACATTTTGCGATAGGGATTACAGTTACCGGAGGAACAAATGCTTTGGCAGCTACAGACGTGGCTATATGTGCCACCTCTGCCCTCGATCAAACAGGAACACAAGTTGCTACAGCTTTACAGACAGCTATACGCGCAGTGGGACCTACAACCTTGACTGTGACATGGAGTACAACAGCCTGGAAGTTTACTATTGATGGTATAGACTGTACGTCGATTACTCTTGAAACCCCTTCCGGGATAACATATGCCGATGCTCTTGATTTATTAGGATTTGAAGCAGGGACGACTACGGATACGGAAATTACCGGGGAGATACCGACAGAATGTAATCTTGAGATAACCCTTCCGGATGACTTTTTACAGGTAATTCCTTCTCCCGAATGGGACGGAGAACCTTTAATTCTTGCTCCCTGGCCTTTATTTACTTCTCCCGGAACTTCTGGAACACCGAGTATGTATGCAATAAGAGAAAAAAGAATGCGATTATATCCTGTTCCTAATTCACAAAAAATGTTGCATTTATGGTATAAATATATTCCATCTGATTTTACCGAGATATCAGGGTATCAGGAATGTGGTTTATCCGGGCTTACGCTGGCTACTGCAACCGGACTCGCAGCGACAACTCAATATTATTTTAAAGTTACGGCAGAAGGTGTACAGGTGGAATATGATATAACGACAGGTACAAGTGTCAGCTTTGCATCAGTAATAGCGCTTATGAATACGGAATGTTCAGGCGTATGTACCTGGAGTATAGAAGATGGCGATTTGCGGTGTACTTCTGATGATTGTACAAGTAATTCATCGATAGCTCTTGCAGCAGGAACTACCGGGACAGATTTGTTTGTTACATTAACCGACTGGACTGCTTTTGATACGGCAGTAGCCGGAGAAGCGGGAAATAATCTTGGAATAGATGATGAATGGTGTAATGCGATTGCTTTTTATGTTGCTTATTTAATGGCTCTTGGCAACTTTGAAGATAGTGTTGCAAACCGGAATTATGCATATTATTTAAGAGAGATACAAAAACATATTGTAACTCAGGCAAATATGAATCCTAAAATAGAACCACAGCAATATCCTGTTGTTGTTCCGGAGGTGAATCCAAATGAAGACAGTTAGTCTGAATGATTTCAGGGGAGGATATTTTACAGATGTCCCTTCGGAACTGTTAAAAGATAACGAACTCTTAACGGCAGAAAATTGTCAGTGGAGAGATGGTCTTGTAAAAAGAAACGGGATTGCTTTGTATGACGCCACTGATTTGTCTACTATGATAGGATTAAAGGGAGCAATCAGGGCTTATATAAATTCAACCTGGTATACTATTATCGCAGTAGATGATGATACGAATGTTCGATTCTATGCAGGGACAACAACAACTTTTACAGAAATAGATAATTCTTTTACCTGGACGACAGAAACAGATGTCCAATTCGCGGAATTACTCGGATATGTTGTTGCTGTAAACGGAACAGATAAGCCAGCCGTTATATATTGGGATACCGATCTTGTAATAGAAAATCTTGAAACATTAGATACTCGAACGAGGAGTGAAATAAATTGGTGGGCTGGTCAGTATGATGCGGGAGCTGGGACCTATGCGGATGACACAACAGATGCACAGGATTCCGGGACAGATGATTTTGAATTAACAACAGCAGATAATGATAATAATGACGGGTGTTATATTAGTTGTGATTTTACATTTAATTGTGTAGTATTTAAAGAAGCAAATCAGGCTGCCGGTGCTCCTGTCGCTGAATATGCGTATTGGAATGGATCAACATGGACTGCGATAACGCCAACAACCTCTCCCACCTGGACAGATGCAGCAGGGGACAAAACGCTTGAATTTGATATTCCTTTAGATAGTGACGGCACTTTATTATGGGAGCGATATGCAGAGGATTCGACTACGGATGGTCTTGAGAACAGGTTTGTATTGAGAATAAGGTTTACTACTGCTCCGACGGCACAATTTTCTTGCGATTATCTCGTGATTCAACATACGCAATATTTAACACAGATAATGGAAAATGCCCGTCCTCATGCCGTGTGCAGTCATAACGGGCAAATGTTTCTTGCCGAAAGGAATATAGTCAATATGTCTCCCCCTAACCAGGTAATTGGATGGAGAGAAGGACAGGCAGAATATTTTGTAGAAGGCGGGGCAAAAATAATGCAGATGGTATCTTTTTATGATACCCTTGTGGTATTAAAAGAAGATACTATTTATACGTTTAATACTACCGATTTGTTATCTCCGGTAAGATCAAGACCTTTAACGGAAGTAGGTGCTATATCTTTAAGATCCGGGGCTGTAGTTGGGAATGTATTGTTTTTTGTAGGAATTGATGGCATTTATACCTGGGACGGGAATATTGCGGTGTGTGTAAGCAAGCACATACAAACAAATATCGATACATATACACTTACTAATTCATGCGGGATTTCATATCAGAATGAATATTGGGTCGGCTTTCCGGCAAATAGTATTGTTCTTACATGTGATCCGGATACCTACCGGCAGGGAACTATGGGAGAAGGAAGGGTTTCCTGGTATAAATTTACATCGTATAAAGTAAACCAGTTTATTTATAATTCCGGGGAGGGGGATAACGGAATATTACAAGCTATTGTGGATCAGAACAGTCCGTATATAGCACGATGTGATTATGGCGCTTATGATAATATCACCGCTGCGACAGCAATAAATATGACAATAGAAACTAAGTATTATACCTCCGGGTTTGGTAAATTTCTATATTTTGGGAGGTTAAAGCCTAAAATAAAACAGGTAAGTGCATCTACCGGAGCAACACATACTCTTACTTTACAAGCAGAAGATGGAACAGTTTCGGTAAATATAACTCTAACAGTAACAACAGGCACTGGATATTATTCAGAAGACATTTCAATGCCTTATATAATCGATGGAAAAAATATGAGTATAAAATTAAATCATAACGCTGTTACGGCAGCCGGATTAATTGGTTATGCATTTACAACGACGGAAAGGAGATTTTAATGGCAACAAATCTGTTTGGAACAACTTCAAATAAATTAACCTCATTAGATAATTTAAAGACAACACCTAAAAAGCTATCAACACAACAAGTGGTAATTCCCACTTTAATAGATCAAAATCAGGTGAAATCTACTACTCCAGACACTACTCAAACTACTACTCCGCAAACGAAAGGGGAAACAGAATATAAAGGTCTAATAAATCCTGAATTTGAAAAAAAGGATATTGGATCGGTAATTGAAAAACCACCTGAAAGAAAATATGATATTAAATATATTACAGAGGAAGATGTAGCAGCTCTCGGGTTGGATTCTTCATGGATTGGGTTGCCTTTTCAGATGGGATATACAGACGCAGAAGGCAATTGGGTTACTGTGCGAGATTTAATGAGCCAAGCGACAAAACTTCATGATCTTGCAAACCTACAGGGACCAAATATAATAGATATAACTCAGACTCCTGAATGGCAAAGTATTCAGGACTTAACAAATCAGCTTCAATCAGAGGCACAGTTACAGGCAGACTATGATGCCGGATTAGCTCAATTTGAAAGAATGATAGGGTTAGATCCGGGGGAGTTTTCCACTATGATTGGAGGAATGATAGATCAGCTTAATTTGGGAATAACAGGACAAACCGGACTTACGGCAGGGGAATTACAGGCCTGGGATAGAAGCACTGGAACCCAATTACAGAAAATGGGAGAAGAAAATAAAATGCTTCTTGAATCGTTGTCTCACTCAGGAAGGAGTGTCGAAACATTTCAGGCAGCGGATCAGATATCAAGAAACATGGCTGATTTCAGAAATCAAAGAGAACTTGATAAATTAAATACTGATTATCTTCGTAAACAAACAGAATATGAAGCTTTGAATACACGAATGACACAACTTCTACAATCAGGATTGATTTCAACACAGCAATATCAAGAGACAATGACACAGAACAGGGTTCTTGCTCTGCAATCATATGCTCAGCAGATAACTGCTTTATCTGAACAAAATCAGACGGAAATAGCTGCATATTCTGCTCATGCACAAGTTATGTATAATTCAATTATGGCAGATATAGGAGTGAGTGAATCGCTTCTTAACCAAGCCTCAGACTATTATGAAATGTATATGGCTCCATATTATGCTGATTTACAGGCAGCAGCAATTGAACAAGAACAAGCAGCTCTTGCAGCAGAACAAAAATCACAATTTTGGGGAAACGTATTGAGTATTGGTGGTTTTATTTTATTTGCTGTTGGAGGAGGTACAGTTATTTGTACAGAACTTTGCAACCAGGGATATATGACGGAAGAAATGAAAAATATAGATATGGAGTTTGGTAAAGAATTTATGATAAAATATCCTAAGATTTATAATGGTTATATTCAATTTGCAACCCCAATAGTAAATCTCATGAAAAAGTCTAAGTTATTTACATGTATTGTAAATATTGTTGTTAAGCCATGGCATAAAGAAATGGCTTATCAAATGGGGTATTATAAAAAGGGAAGTTTTATTGGTAGATTACTTATGAAAGCAGGAATCGTGATTTGCGGATTCCTGGGAAGGAGAAAATATGGCATGGCAGGAAGGTAATTTAAATAGGTTTCAAACCAGTATACAGGCTATGGATGCTGCCTCTCAGGCAAGAAAAAGAGGTGCGGACACACTTACTGATAGAATGAAAATGCTACAACAGACCGGATTGCAGATGGGGCAGTGGAATCATGAAAAAAATCAAAAATATTTAGAGGAGTATAATAAGCTCTTTGCGAAAGGAGAAATAAAAATACCTTTTACTGAATGGAAAAAACAAGTTAGTGGTGAACAGCCTTTTGGTGGATTGTTCAAAGACTCTAAACTCGGAAAAGCTTTGGGTGGTGAAGGAGGTACTGGTGAAGGTGTAAATACACAGGCTGATGTCGCTTTGCCGGGAGCAGGATATGAGCTTTCATTTCAACAGAAGTTGATGGAAACGGAAACGGATCAAAGAGAACGTGCCTGGGAAAATTACAAAAGGACTCTTGAAGCGGAAGATAAAGTTAAATATGATGATTTAAATCCTGAACAACAGAGAAGAATTAGGCTTGAATTTGAGAAAGGATATGCCCCGGAAGGATGGGGAGGATGGGGATATACTGATAAAGATCAAGATCAGGGAATAAACGCAATAATGAGAGATGCTTATCAGTTTTATAAAGCAGAAAATCAGAAACTTGATGAATTCGGGAATCCGATATGGAAAGGAACTCAGCCTACTAAAGATCAGGTTATTAATGCTATGTATAATCAAATAAAAGATGAACCACAATTTGCAGCTCTTTTTAAAGGAGCAGCAGCGAAAGACAGAATAAGGAAATATGTTGAAAGTGTTTATGGTTTTGAAGAAGTTACAAAGCCAGTTGAAGAGCCAATAGTAGAAAAGAAGAAACTGAAAAAACTTTCAATACCCTCTGGTATTGTAACACCTAAAATGAGCAGGTATGTGCCAGGTGCAGGTACCGGCGGATTAAAAGGAGATGCAGAGGTTCTTTCTGGAGATATAGTTCAAATGTTAAATAAAGTCAATAAGAATCCAGAAAAGTATCAAGAAGATATTCCTTTATTGGAGTCTTTAATAAAAAGTTATAAAACGATAAAGCAAGCAGGAGATTTTGAAAGTGAAACAACAATTAATGCATTAACATATATCAAACAACAAATAACTGCAATTATGATGCCTAAATTTGAGGCTTCGGAAGCTTATAGGTACGGAACTGGTCCGGTACCTGGAACATCTCAAACAACTACAAATGATTATGTTCCAGAACAATATCAAAAATATATTAAGTAATGGAAAATAAATGGCAAATCCATTTCTTGCTAATAAGATAATAAATCCCTATTTACAGAGTAGGCGGAATCCTTATCTCAACAGAGATAATGTTCTTACACCTTCTCAGAGAGAATTGCTTCCATATGTACAGCAGGAAAAAGCCCAACAAGAACGGGAAATAAACTGGTTACAACCATTAGAACTTATATTTGATTTATTATCCCGGGGACAATATCTTACTGCAAATATAGGAGAAGATGTTGGAAGGGCTATATCCGGGGAAAATGTTGATATTTTAAGGGGTGCATGGGAAGGAATAACCGGTAAAAGAAAAGGCTCATGGAAGAAAACATTTTTTGGCGGAACAGATAAAGGAGAGGAAGACCGGGATGCTTACGAGGGATGGTTCAAGGATACGCCGGATTGGATGAGGGCAGAGGCAAAAATACCTATTATTGGTCCTACTTCTTTGCAGGATGTTATCGGGTTTCTTGGTGATGTTTTTCTTGATCCTACAACTTATATTTCGTTTGGATCTTCAAAAGCAGCAGAAGCAGCAGCGCAGAAGTATGCAGAAAAAGCAGTTGTACAGACAGTAAAACAACTCGGATCTCTTGAGACGATAAAGAAGTTTGCTTCGAAGGCTTTTGATTCAGATGTTTTTGTAAAATTACTTAACAAAGGTAAAGCGGGGTCAAAGAAAGCCCTCACGGAAGCAACGGAATATCTTAGTAAACATGCAGCAAAAAAAGATATTGCAAGATTTTTAAATCAGGTTACTAAAAAAGCTTATAAAGAAGGATTAAGTCTTACTCCTGATGTTGTTCAGAAAACATTTTCAAAAAATCTTTTGGCAGATCAGGCAAGATATATTGATGATACCGCAAAGGCATTAGCAAAAAGCGGAAAAAGACAGGCTAAAGAGGCAATTAAAGCTTTGAAAGGAACCGGAGAAATAAGCCTATCCCATCTTGATGAACTTATGAATGTTGTTAAGAAAGCAGGTCCGGAGGATTTGAAAAAGGTATATAAAGAATTGCTTAAAACAGGGAAGGGTGGTGGATTAAAAGCAATTACTGATATGCCGGAAACTATTGCTAAAAAATTCAGCAATCTTGGACAATATTCTAAAGAACTTGCACAAACACAATCTCCTGAGTTTTTACAAGAATTTGCTGGTATGGGCGAGAGAACCATGAAGTTTTTCGGTGGAGAATTTTTTAAAGGAGTAAGACAAAAAAATATAGTTTCCAGAAGTTTTGACTCATTTATGGAAGCTATGAAAAAAACAAAGGTTGGTGGGTCATTTTCAAATGCAATCTGGAATATCATGAATACAGGACCCGTGGGGCAACTCAGAAGAATGTTCGGGTTTAAGAATCCATATCAGAAAATGTTGAGAACGAAAGAATTAGAAGTAATTCAGGCAGGAGAAGTAAATTCTCAATTATTATTGGATAATATTCGTAATTTTGTAGATGGGTTTGATGATGATATTATGAAAAAATCTACTGATGTACTTACTCTTGCGGAAGATATTAATCCGGAAGATATCGGAATGATATTAAATAAACCGGCTATTCTTGAAAAATATGGAATAGATGAAAAAAATATTGATAAAATAAAAGAATTTATAGGTGGATATAAAAAATATACTGATGATTTTTTCCAGAAAGAAATGAGTCTTGCTAAAGAAGGTCTTTATCCCGAGGATGTTGGATATCTTAACTACTATCTTCCTAAAGTGACACAAAATAAAGCTTTGCCAAAAGGTAAAATGACTGTTCGTGGATCCTTTGCCCCGGGACATACACAAACAAGAGCACTTTCTATGTCTGAAAGTATTGCTGGAGAAGTAGAAAAATTAAAACTTTTATTAAGCGTTGATGATGAAACAGCACAATATATGGTAAAACAACTTAACTGGTCTACAACTAATATGGATATCAGAGAGATGTTAATGCATAGAGCAATTGCTCATAACCAGGTAATGACTCATGCAGACCTTATCAGAAAATTCAAAGAATATGGAGTATCATTTGGCGGATCTCATATCGGGGCAGCTATAAGCGGAACAGATTTTTTTGGTGATTTTAACCCCACTGATGTTAATAGAAATCTTGATTTATTCAGTTTTCTCAAAACAAAAGGGATGGAAATACCGGAACTCGGATTAAGACAGGTAAATCATCCTGCTTTACAGGGTAAATATTTTGACAAAGATGTTGCAGATATAATTGACCGGGTAGTAAGTGTAACCGGGAGTGATGAAGGATTAAATTGGTTTTTGCAGAAAGCAGGAGCTTTTACTGCCTGGTGGAAAGGAATGGCAACGTTATCCCCTGGATTTCATTTCAGGAACCATTTCTCGAATAGATTCACGCTTTTTATGAAAGAAGGGATGTCTTCTTTTAATCCGAAAAGAAATATAGATTCTTTAATAGGGACAACTTATGGTCTCTATGGAGAAAATTTTGTCAAAAAATTTAAATTTGGAGATGATTTTATTAAAAAAAGATTGCATATGAGTGGAACGGCCGGGAAAACTTATGCAGAATGGGCTGAAATAGCAAGGAAACACGGGCTTATTACAAAAGCCACATATGCTTTTGATCCAAAGGATATGGTGAAACAATTTACTGAGCCCAAAGGGATATCCAAGAAACTTAATTTATTTTCAAATGAAAATATTTTATTTGAAAAATCCAGGGAACTCGGGGCTATTGTAGAATCTACCAGTAAGTTTGAATCTTTTATTATTGAACTTGAGAAGATGGCAAAGTCAAGTACGGATGGGATAGCTACAGATGCTATGATAGAAAAGGCTGTGGTTGACACAAAGAAGTTCTTTTTTGATTATACAGACTTGACTGAATTTGAACAAAAGGTTATGAAAAATATTATTCCATTCTATACTTGGTTACGTAAAAATGTGGCATTACAGGCTACTCAAATGATTGAAAATAAACAGATGTATTCTGTTGTGGCAAAGGCTATGAGAGGAATACAGGCAGAAGGAACTGATATCAAGGATCTGCCGGAATATATGAGAGAAGCCGGATATATTCCAACGGAAGTAACAGAAGGAGGAAAGGTAAAAACGTGGTGGTCTAATATGCCATATGCTGATATAAATAAACTTCCGTTTAGATTTGAAGTTAATGACGCGGGAATACCTATTCCAAAGTGGACACCTCAGGAAATGACAGAAGAGTTTCTTTCGTCAGCAAATCCTGTTTTAAAAACATTTGCGGAAGTGATGGGAAGTGAAAAAGGATATGATTTTTTCCGAAAGAAGGATTTAGATTCTCAATCTGTTGCTCCCCGGGTGATGAGATTGTTTGCTGCAAATCCTCAGATGCTTGGATTTATGGATTCTCTCATTAAAGCTGTTGGATATAAAGATGGACTTGAGGCCAGGAGAGACCAGCAGGGAAGATTGGTTATTGATGCCAAGATTCAGAAAATACTTGAAAATAATTTTATTCTCTTGGAACGTTTAGATCAGTCTTGGGATACAATAACTACTGTGATTCCACAACTTGAAGATGCAGCAGCTAAATTTACCGGGTACGAGAATAAATATCAGGGTGTTGATAAGTTTTTGCGGGTTATAAGTTTTATGTTTGGTATTAAGGAACGGGAACTTGATCTTGAAGAAGAAAGGCTTTACCGGTATAAAAAGATTCTTGAGGATGCGGAAGCAGAAAGAAGAAAAGAACGGAAGAAACAGCCCGGATATGAAAAAAGAACAAATGAATATTTACTTAAAGAAAGAAGACGAATGAGAAAACTGGGGTTATATTAATGGCAAGAACAACAAAAGATATTGATGCTGCAAAAAATGCATTATTAAATCGCAAAGAAGAAGACAGTACTCCTTCTTTGCCTCCTGGATATATAGCCGGATTTCAATTAGAAGTTAACGACGAAGGGCAATTGATAATAAATAAAGGTATTGTGGATATATGCGGAAAAAGAATTGAAATTAAAGAATTGCATATTGTTTCCGGTGAAGATTTTTTTGATC